ACCACGTCGCCATACACCGAGAAGATGATCTACGAACCAAAAAAGAGGATCATCTATAAGCTGCCTTTCAATCCGGATAGGGTGGTGCAGCACGCTCTGATGAACATACTTGAACCCATTTGGAGCGGCCTGTTCATCCATGACTCGTATGCATGCAGGACAGGAAAGGGTATTCATGCCGCAAGTCGAAGGACTATGGACTTCATCAGAGCGGCCGGCCCAGGAGCTTATTGCCTGAAGATGGATATCCGGAAGTTCTATCCATCGATAGACCATGACATCCTCTTTGGAATTGTCCGGAGAAAAATCAAGTGCCCAGACACTTTATGGCTGCTGGAGGACATCATCTACAGCATTCCGGGAGGCAAGAACGTGCCGATTGGGAACTACACAAGCCAGTGGCTCGGCAACCTCTACATGAACGAGCTAGACCAGTTCCTGAAGCATGAAATGAGAATCGGGCACTACATCCGCTATTGCGACGACTTCGTCCTGCTCCACCAAGATAAGAGGCTCCTTCACCAGATGGCAGAAGAGATAGAGCTTTTCCTGGCAGAAAGGCTCGCTCTGGACCTGAGCAAGAATGACATATTTCCAGTTCGCCAGGGCATAGATTTCTTGGGATACCGGCACTTTCCGGACCACATCCTGGTGAGGAAGTCCACTGCTAAGAGGATCAAGCGCCGGATGAGATCTCTTCCCGGCCAGCTCACCCGAGGCGAAATCACCGCTGATCAGTATAGGTCATCAATGGCATCGACAGAAGGCTGGCTTCTATGGGCAAACAGCCACAATTTCAAGCATTCTCTGGGGCTTGCCAATGCCTGAACGGTTCGGCGACTTCGCTGACGAAGAATCATTCGACGGAGAGAAGCTCCGGCTTGACGAAGTCCTGAACAAAGAAATCCTGGTTACTGGATACAAGATCAAAGACAGTCACCAGAAGAAAGGCACTCAATATCTCACGATTCACTTCGAGCTTGAAGGCAAGCAGCATATCACTTTCACGGGCTCGATCGTGTTGATGGACCAGCTGAAGAAATATGAATCGCATTTGCCGTTTATATCAATTGTAAAGAAAATAAATAGACACTACACGTTCTCATGAGGTGACACGATGAGAGGATATCCACAAGGACCGCTGACTAAGCAGGATTATAAGAACATTCTGGCGACTATGCCAGAGCACGCGAAACATGCAGAGGCCGATCTAGCCACCCTGGCCGAAACCGATGATAGTAAGGCCACGGTTGATCTGGGGACGGAAGAATCCCCTGAATTGGTCGAGATCGAGAATCCAATGCCCGGCTGGAAGCGGGCCGGATTCGACAGCAGAGAAGAAATACTGGAGCTCATCGGATGACAGCGCCTACGTACACCTTTTCAGCCGATTTCACGAAGATCAACGACCAGATACGGCAGATGATCGGAGATGTAGATGTTTCCACGGACCCTATCCTTTCTGATGAGGCCATAGCATTTTTCTATTCCCTGGCGGGCAACGATCTGCTGGGGGGTGCAGTGAAGGCAGCAAAATCCGCGGCAGCAAAACTCGCGCGGGAATTCGACAGAGATCTGGACGGCCTAGTCACGAAGCGCAGCCAACGGCACGCTGCCATGTTGGCTACCATCGATCAGCTCGAATCAGATCAATCTGCAGGCCAGCTCGACTTCACTGCACCGAGTGTCGGAACGGTGAAAGGCAACTATCCCATGGAGTTTGAATCTTCGGACCTATCCGGGCCGGCCTGGGGCGAGGATGAATAGATCAAAGCAAGCCAAGAAAGTTTTGCAGACCATCCAGTTGGAAGCGGATTTCATCGGCGCTGCTAGGCAGCGATACCCTTATGTGGGAGAGCCCGAACAATTGGGAAGGCTACTTCTGGATATCTCGTTGGAGAATCCCACGCTGGCCCAGCGGTTGGACTCGATTCTGATCGAGATCAACCAGAGGCTGGTGCCCGCCACAAATCCTGCACCAGAATCAACGCATATCAGCGCCTATGATGAGGCAGTCGACATGGCCGCTGCGCTGGTGGCCGCCGGGAAGGCTCCAAACGAAGGCCGGGCATTGACCATGATCTGGGAGATGAATCCCAGGCTATACGAGCGGCATATAATGGAGATATCGAGATGATCAATCCTGTAGAACATTGGTGGCTCGATGCCTGATATTGCAATCGATTTTGCTGGTATGTTGAATCAGAGTTTCGTCCTGAGCCCCTACCAATCCAATGGCGGAAAAAGCGCAACATATGGAACAGGGACAACATACTCCTGCTATGTCCGGTACAAGCGGAAGAGTTTGGCCAACGAGTGCTCGTCCATCATCTGGATATATTGCTCTGGCGCGGTGCCAGCCACCATGCGTGATAAGGTGACCTTCGACGGCCAGAGCTATCCCATCCAGGAGATAGTCAGGCTGGTCGACGAGACCGGGGATCAGTACGCCCTGATCATATACATCTGAATTTTCGCGGGGATTCTCATGAACATCGATCTCATATCCAACAGCCCGGGCGATCACTATTCGAAGATTATCAAGTACTGGCTTGCCCGGTATGGGATCGGTTATAACGAGATCTACATACAAGATCTCGGGCCGGAAGAGGTCGCTGAGCTGAAAACCGATTTATGCGGCGTGTATCTGAGGGGTCCAACCATCCGGTTGAATGACCGTGTATTCAGTTTTTTGGAGGTTTCGCGTCGACCGCGTCTTGTTTGTGAAGAGGTATTATGCCGGTTCAAATCAGATGTGAAGTGACATGGAAAGGCAACGCCGTCGCAGAGCTGGTGAAGCAGGGGGCTTTAGACGGTCTCGAGGAATTCATGATGGCTGATGTGAAACCCGTTGCACTTGCCAAGTGTCCCGTGCGGAGCGGTGTCATGAAAGCCTCTCACGTAGTGGAGAGATCGGATCAGGGTATCTTGCTTGGCGCCGGCGGTTCGGCTGCCCCGTATGCGGAACGGCAGCACGAGGACGCTAGCCTCCACCATCGGGTGGGTGAGGATCACTGGATCACCAAAGCATTACAGGCCAATTACCGCAAGGCAGCGACGAAAGTTGCTGATCATATCAATATTATAATTGGAGGTAAATAAATGAAATTTGATCCTATAAGTGTCTGGTGGTTGACATGACTGAAAACGAAGTGGTAGAACAATATCCGTGGGAATCCCAAATTGCGTTAGTGGCGTTCCTAGGAACTCTGGCATCGCTAGCGGCAATGCTCGGTTTTGTGAGCCTGACCGCAGAACAAATAGCTGCTTTGGGAGTGGTCATATTCCCGCTCATCATAGCCCTGCGGAAATGGAGCAACGGCGAGAAGATAGTCCTCCGCAAGGCAGGCGACACGGAGGAGAAGTAGGATGATCGAGATCCTTGTCCTCCTGTTTTTCTTGGCAGCTTCTATCTATCTGGCGTATCAGTTCCGGTCATGTGGCCAGCAGATGGAGATCATGCAGGGGTCCAACGCATCCCTCTCCGCGGACCTGGATGAGACTCGGGACTGCCTGTCGGATGCCCGGAAAGAGAACCTAAAGCTCATGGGCGAGCTGGAGAAGACTCGGTCGGATTTGGCCCTCACCAGGGGGGAGCTGGAGAAGACCAGAACAGCCCTGAACTCCTGCACGGACGCCATCAATGGCGGCTCCTGAACGCGTTTGCCCTGACGGAGGCAGATCAAGTGACTAAACTATTCACGCCCGAAGATATTAGAAAATACTTCTACGCTTCTTGCATCCTGGCAGGGCTTGCATTCATCGCAATCCTCTATGTCGTTGGAACCAGCGGATCTGCCAACGTCCTCGACACCTCGATGATAGGCACCGGCACGATGAACTACCGGCACGATTCGGAGCACAGTTCCGACGTCGCTATGGCAGAGAACGCCTCTATCATGTACGATTACTCCCGGACCTGGGGGCAAGATGTGGAGACGGCCACAAGCCAGTTTGCAGTGACTTCTGCTAAAGGTGGCTACACGACTCAGTATTCCGTGAAAGGCTCTGGAGCGGGCCACACGTTGGAGTACACAGCCACCAAGGTAAGCGGCAACGCATCGTTTGCATCGACGATCAACCTTTCAGCCACTGAGTCCGGTGGGGAGAGCCTCGATTCCATGATCTGGTTTGACACCAGAGATGGGCTGGCAACCATCCAGGGACGGATCTACAACAACTCCAATGGCCGCCCGGCCACTATCGAAGAGCTGGATGCAGTAGGCAAATACCTGCTGAACACCCATCTGAACGTCAGCTACGAGCCGATCACCCCCGAGAGTTGGTTAAATTTCTGCGAAGGTCTAGACAGAGATATGATTTTAGATCCGTCGGTGCCCGAAGGTATCTACATCGTGCCCGTCAACGATTCCAAGTACAACTACTCGCTGGTGGACGGCAAGATCATCCGAAGCATGAACGCCACTGCCCAAATAATCGAGGAAGAACAGATCGAAGAACCAAAATCCACCGCCCGCAAAGAACGGGCGGCCAAAGGTGATTGAAAAATGAGACACATATTTCTACTGATTGCGATTTTCGCAATATTTGGTATAGCCGCGTCAGCTGAACTGAAAAACACCGTAACGGCTACCGCCGTGGACGGATCTGGCGCAAACGTCAGTAATACCGCCGAAGCCGCGATCATAGTCAATGAGACGGTATCCGCAATCCTGATGAAGGATGTGGAGAAGAAGATCTATCAGCCCGATGAGATGGCCAACTACACTTTCCGGCTATCCAATACCGGCACCGCGAAGCTCACAGATCTCAGAGTCGTAGACGACCTACTGGGACCCATCACGATGAGCGCAACTGTCGTAGGACCCGGTGAGTTCTCTGAAGGGACGGCTCAGCTAAAAGTCACCGAAGATATGCTGCCTGGGCCTGCGATTAGTTACGCCACTGCCGCCATGATGGCATTGGGCAAACCCGTAACTCGTGTCGCCAGCACGGTGTTCGAGATCAACGCCACGCCGGAGATCCTAATCACAAAGCTTACTGATGTCAACGTTACTGACATTGGAAAAGAGGTAGTCTATACTTTCGAGATAACCAATACTGGCAGCAGGACCCTCTACGATGTCAAGGCAATCGATGACAGGCTAGGAGAAATCGCTCTTCCAAAGACCACTCTGGCACCTGGTGAGGCGGTCACCGCCACAAAAAAACATATAGTGACCATTGAGGATATAGAGGAGTAGATATGGCTGAGCCAGACGCTATTGTGTGGGCCATTGGCCTGCTGATCGGCTCCTGGCTGGGCTTTTTAATTTTGTTCTATATATTTTGGCCCAGACGATGACAACGGATTCCCAGAAGACCCTAGCTGCCCTGGCAAGCCTGGCATCTGTTCTTGTCGGGGTGGTGACGGTAGCGAGCTATTTCACTGGTGATGATGTGGATATACCGGTGGTATTCGATGAGCCAAACTCATCGGATCAGATAGTAATAATCGTCCACGCCAGGGCAGTGTTCCAGGACGACGGCAGAACCTACGTTCTGGATAACGACAAGAATCTGATGGTGCTGAATGACTCGATGGAGGTGGTCACCTGATAGCAGACACGATCCGCAGCTACCTGTTGGCTCAGGGATATACCAACATATCGATCTACGAGCTGCAAGACACGAGCCCAGGATCGCCGGTGCCGCAGATACTTATAATGCCCATCGGCGGATATCCGCCAGATGGACACTTCGGGGCCGTGCCCAATGATCAGCCCTCGGTGTCCGTGATTGTCTATGATGATGATCTGGCGGACGCGGAAACGCTGGCAGAAGGTATCAGGCAGATATTTCTCGCAGAGCCTGGCCTGTCTGGGTGTTTGCGGATACGCACAACTTCTAGTCATGTCTCCTATCTTGGGAGAGACGAATCCAGGACGCGATTCAAACTAAGCTTCGTCCTGGAAGCATATCTAGTTTAGATTCCAACAGAAAAAAATTGAGGTGTTATTATGGCTTTGAAACCAGGAAGTGGGTGGAGGGTCTATATCGGTGCCAATCTCATAGGAGAGATGAACCAGATGGATCCAAGGTTCAGCGTAAAGACTGAAGAAACTGCATCGTTCGGAGATACCGCCGAGGAGCCTTTGCCAAGCGTTTTCAGCGGGCAGTTCACGGTGCGTGGCAAGTTCTCTCCAGAGGATACCGGCCAAGCCGCGGTATTGGCAGTATTAAACACCCCGGCCAAGATCGCTGCCATGACTATCATTGCAAGCGGTACCAAAGGCTCGGGTTCCGCAGTGGGCTGGTCCGGGGCAGCTGTCCTGACGGAATGCAGCCCCTCACCGAAATGGGATGCTGCAGCTGTTGATGTGAGCTTCAACTTCTCGACACACGGGGCCTGGCCCTTTGCCACTAACCTCTGAGCTTTCATCTTTTTAGGAGGACGAAATGACTTTGAGAGCTGGAAGCCTGGCGGCCTTATACATGAAGACCGCCGATGCAGCCTCTTCCGCCTCGGGGGAAGCTATGTCTCGTATGGGTGCCACTATGTGGTGGAGGGTTACGAACAGCACTAAATCGTGGTGGGACCCATCCACGGCCCCGACTGTATACGACGGGGTGGCGCCAGTCATTCCTATGGCCATAGATTATACCGGTGGAAGAGTCCTCCTCGGTGATGTTCCCTCCGGGGCGGTCACCGCGGATTTTGATTATTTCGCAGCCACTGAAGTCTTGGGTTGTCAGGGTCTTGACCTGTCGATCAAATTTGCCACCGAGGAAGGCGGCCAATTTGGTGACACTGCGGCAAAGCCCGAGATCATGAGCGAGTCTTGGACTATCAGCGCTGATCGAAACCAGACGTGGACCAATGCATATCTCGAAACCGCGTTCGCTGGCCTGAACAACGACCTGAGGATTACAGCACGAGCTTCAGGAACTCCGGGGGAGGCAGTGAACTTCGAGACTCTCGGGGGGAGCAACAAGACTCTGGCTGCCTACGTCGAGAATGGCGCTGACATAATGGTTCAGTTGGCCACAGACGGCGCCGGAGCTGTGACCTGCACCACCAACGAGGTAATCGCGCTATTACAAAACAACGAAGCTGTGATGTACCTATTGGAAAGTGTCGATCTCAAGACCGGAGATGATGGTACCGGGACGCCAGCTGTGATGGCTCACACCCACCTTTCTGGCGCTGTAAACCCCGACTGGGTGACAAGGATGTGCAATGGCGAGAAGATGCTGGTGAGAGCCTACATGGACGATAGCTCGGGATCAGAAATCCTGTTCGAGGGTCTGGGCCATATCACATCCGTTGATCCGTCCATA